GGAAGGCTGGACGTTATGTGTATAGCAGACCTGACACGTTTAGGAGGTACTAATTATGATTCCTTTAAATCAGAAGGTCAAAGTTATTTTTGCAGATTCTTTAAATGATGAGTGGGGAATACCTGTAAAAACACCTAATTCCGTGACCTATAAGGTAAGGCTGGATTTCAACGCTGACGCACGAATTATAGAAGGGGCTGACGGTAAGAACATTATCTATTCAGCTACTCTCTATTTTAAAGGTGCTGTCCCTCTTAGCTATAAGGATTTCATCGAGTACAACAGTGGTATCAACGGTTTAGTTACTGAGAATCCAAGGGTTATTTTCCCTATCGTTGACTTAGCTGGAAAGGTCATCTTCACAAAGGTAATTGTGTAATGGCTAGAGTTAAGATCACTGGATTCAATAAGAACATGAAAAAGATTGAGAAGGCTGTATTTAACGCCTCCACTAAAACTATGAAATTCGCAATGAAAGACCTAGAACGAGTTGCTAGTGAAACCGCACCGTATGAAGAAGGTGACCTTGAAATGGGTGGCTTTCATGATGTGGATGTAAACGGCAAAGAGATTACAGGTTGGGTAGGCTTTGAGGCTTGGAATGACGCCCCTAATAGAAGTTACGATTTCAACTACGCTATATGGATTCATGAAGAAACCTATAACTTAGGCGAAGGTTCGAAACAAAAGGGTGGGGGTAGCGGTATGAGTGGTGCAAGTTATCCTGTCGGTAACAAGTATCTTACTCGACCACATGAAGGTGAAGCACCTACCTATCGAAACAAGATAGAAGAAGAAATAAAGAAAACATTAAGGTAATTGGTGGTGTATTAATGGTATCGCTTATTGATGTAGTCAGGTTCTTACGAACTGAGTTTCCTAAGCTGAATATCTACCCTTTAGAATACCCTCTTAACGCACCTATCAATTCAAATAGAGTTGATATTCAAGCGAACGTAGAGGCTAAGGCTGGCGTATATCCCTTAAACGTACAAATCAAAGTTAAGGACGACCACCCTTCTAAGGCTGAGGCAACTAGCTATGAGTTTAGAAAACTATTAGAAAATAAAACAAATTTTGTTATTGGTGACGTACAGATTGTAATGGTAAAGTCCCAAAACCCTGTACCTTTGTACATCGGTAAGGACAATAGCGGAGGCTATCTGTACAGCAATAACTTTAGATTCATGACAAATGAGGGGGCTTAATAAATGGCAACAGGACAAAAAATTGCTGGTGTTGACATAATCGTAAAAGTTGGTTCACCTTCTATCGCTATCGGTGGACAGTCAGGCTGTACGATTAACCGTTCAATGAACGTAATTGAGACAACAGATAAAACAAGTAACGGATGGGTTACTAAGATCGGTGGAATTAAAGAATGGTCTACTGAGTTAGATTCATTCATGGTAATTGGCGACGCTGGTTATAAAGCGTTAAGCGACGCATTTAAAAATCGTACTGAAATTGATGTAGAAGTGGCTATCGGTGGTATTACTTTCAAAGGTAAAGCATTACTTTCTGACTTCCCTATTGAAGCACCACAGGACGACGCTGTTACATTCACTATCACTTTAGAAGGTACAGGCGAGTTAGTAGAAACAACAGAAGTAGCTTAGTAGATTAACTGAATTTAGCTTACACACTTAACTTAAAACAATCAAGGAGGAATTTGCATCATGGCAAACACTGAAAGAGGACAAGCAAAAATTACTTTAGATAAGGAACGTACAATCTTATTTACACTGAATACTTTAATTGAGGTAGAGGACGCATTAGGACATTCATTAGCTGACCTTGGTGATAAAATCACGGTTCGTGCTATGAGAACAATGTTAACTGCTGGCTTACGTCATGAAGACCCTGAAATTACTGAGACTTTCGTTGGTAGCCTAATCACTATGGACAACATGAGTGAAGTACAGGACGCACTAGGAAAGGCTATGGGTGGTTCAGCAAAAAACTAGATTGGAAGGAAATTAAAGAGTATGGGTACGGTCTGTTGGGGCTGTTACCTGACCAACTCTTTAACTTAACCCTTCCTGAATTTACTGACATGGTTAGTGCTAAGTTGTACTTTAAGTCACTTGATGGTGATACTGAAATGCAACGCACAGCATGGCAAACGTCGTTACTTATGAGTGCCACAGGTAACTATGGTAAGAAAGGCGTTGACCCTAAGAAGTTGTACAAACCTCAATTTGATGAAATGGGACAACCTATTAAATCGGCTGATACGCATGGTGCATTTACACCAATTGATAAAGAAGAAAAAGATAAGAAGCTGAATGAGTTAATGGCAAAATTTAATAACAGATAATAAGGGGGTAACTAAAGTTTAATACTAGACTTTGGTTACTCTCTTTTTTCTGTATAGAGGAAGGTGAGAAAATGGCTTCAAATTTAGCTGATATTTTAGTAACCCTTACGCTAGATACTTCTGAGTTTTCTAGTAAGCTACGTGAGGTTGGTCAGGAATTAAATAACTTTCGTAACCATGTGAACCAAGTAACAACTAACATGGAGAACGATTTTACTAATAGCATGAGTAACATGGGTAACTCAATGAATAGCTTAACACAGGCTACTCAAAGCACAAGTAACAGCGTAAATCAACATATGAACTCAGCCTCTCAATCTGTAAATAGGTTCGGTCAAAGTTCACGTTCATTAGCTAGAAACTTAGGGACGGATATGCAAAGTGTATATAGAGTAGTGCAAGCATCTACACAAGAATTTGAACGCTTTGGGCAAACTGGAAACAGAGTGTCAATGCAAGTTGCACAGCAATTTCAGTACTTACCAAGACACTTACAATTGTACGTGCAACGTTTACAAGAGGCTGGTCGTAGTACACAAGCATTCGGACAGTTAAATGAAATGTATGGTCAACGTAACTTAGAAATGTTAAGACGACAAAATGACCACATGCAACAAATGACAATGCAATCTACAAGAATGATCCAGGCTTTACGTGACCAAGACTTGTCACCACTATCTCAACAGTTCCTACGATTAGGGGAACGATTAGAGGCAAATGCAAGACGAGGAACAGCCCTTAACTTAGCTTTAACTCAGTTGGGTGAGAATGCTTCACCAAAACAAGTTGCTGAACGAGTTAAGCTGATTGAACAAGGCTTAATGAGGTCACAACAGGTAATGATGGTAATGGGTATTGCTACTGCTGGTATGCTGTACGGATTAGTTCTGTTATCTAATGAAGTAGATGGTCGATTGAAACCAGCATTTGAGGAACTAAAGTCTACATGGGCTGATGCTTTAACACCGTTTGTTCAAGCATTCACTACCTTTGTACTTTGGATTATGAAAGGTGCACAGGCGGTCGGTGAGTTTATGAAACGGCTTGCTGAAACGAACCCACAACTTTCACAAATGATATTTGGATTCCTTGCCTTAACAATTGCCCTGACAGCCCTGTTATCACCTTTAGCGGTATGTATTGGACTTGCTGGCGGTTTATCTGCTGGGTTCACTATGCTGTGGGGAATTATTGGTCAATTCGTTTTAGGATTCCTAGCGGTGGTTGGTGTAGCTATGTTAGTTGCTGGTGCTATCGTTGTAGTAGTTGCTGTAATTAATAACCTATGGCAAGCGTCAGAATCGTTCCGTCAAGCATGGATTACAATTTGGCAAAACATTAAAGATATGTTTATGAATTCATTCGTTGCCCCTATCTCTCAGGCATGGGCTACACTGTCACAAGCATTCTCTAATTTAATTGCAACTGTAACTGGTGGTGCTGGAACAATGGGTAACTTATGGACTTGGTTAGGTGACCATTTATCTGTAATCATTTCTCAAATTGCTGGTGTGGTACTTCCAGTACTAAACGTGGCATTCCAGACAATGGGTACTTTAATTTCTGCGGTGATTCAAGGTATCGCTATGGTACTTACTTGGATGGGACAAATGTGGCAACAACACGGAGATCAGATTTCTGCGGTATGTACAGTAATTTGGGGCTATGTAATGCAAGCCTTCACGGCAATTGGTAGTTTCTTACAAAGTATCATGCCTTCTATTATTCAAATCGCTTCAAGTGGATGGGAATTAATTAAAACGGCTGTCGATTTTTGTATGAAATAT